AGAAGGTGCTGGGAAGCCTTACCGCTAAGGGCATCGGGGAAATGCACTGCGACGGGTACGACGTATTCGAGATCTACGAAGATCGTATTGACACGGTCTATGACGCCCTAGAGCAGGAGGTGACGGCATGAGCTCCGCCGCCCACCACCTCCAATGCGCTCGCTGGGACATGTCGGCGATGATCGATCAGATGCACGAGTTCTCCGAGTGCGGCGAAGACTCTGCCTGCGAATTGCTGCACGACATCCAGCGCAACATCTCCAACGCGCTCGACGCACTCGGCGAGCCTCTCTGCCGGACACCGTTCTCATTCTCAAATGACTACCGACCAGAGGGCTGGATTGAGCCTCTGCATCCCGACGACTGGTACACGGGAATGCCATCGTGAGCGCAACCCTTATCTACGTGTCGTCTACCAACGATCCAGTCGTCCAGGTCTGGGCGCTGGATCGTGGCGGCTACGTCGTCGTAGAGCGCGATAGACGACATGAGTTCGACTACCTGCCGGAAGCGCGTGCGTATGCCGCGGTGCAGACGCGAGCGATCAAAGCCGACCAGGTGGTGGCAGCATGAGAACCATCGTAGAGGCGCGCTTGTACGCGGCAGCTGACGCGCTGCTCGATGCCGAGTATCTGGTGCAGGAGAAACGCCGGCAGCGGGACGATCTGATCCGCAAGGCAGCACCCGGCATGACGCTCCAGGCGATAGGCGACACGGTTGGTCTAACGCGCGCTGCGATCGGGTTGATCGTGAAGGTGGGCGCGCCGCCGTCCACCACCACGGGGACAAGCGACGCGCCCGCCGAGTGACGATAGCAGTCGGGCGGCGGGTAATCTGTAGTCAGGCGCCTACCCTCCCTCGGGCGACTCGCACCCGGCAGGATTCGCGTCCTGCCGGGTGTTCGCACTTTGTGTATGATCGTCGAACACCACCACTAGGGGAGAACACCATGAGCAACCGTAGGCGCAAGCGAACAGGTCAGAACAAGATCGCGGCGAACCTGAAGGTGCGCTTGGACCGTGGCGCCGCGAAGCTCGCTGCGAAGATCCAGCGACGCGCTGCAAAGGCGGCGGCGTAGTGCCGCGCGTCGTGTCGCCGGCCCGTCAGATCATGATCGACCGTGGCATCGACCCGGACGAGATGGCTAGCCTAGTGGGTTGTGGTCGAGACAAACTATCCCGCTACATGACGGGCGAACGAAAGATCACCGCAGGCGCTCGCCATCGCGTGATCGCGCGCTTCGGACCGTCGATCCAGATCCTCATCAATGCGATCGACCAGGCTCGCGTTGACATGGAGGATCGTAACCCGTGGGATCGTGAGTTCGGGCGCCGCCGGCGACGAATGGACGACGTGCGCGCCGAGGCAAAAGACCCGCCACTCGTCAGCACGCACGTCTTCGACGAAGATCCCGGTGGTTGTACCTACACGATCTCGGAGTGGCGCGCACGCTTCGGCGCACCCGGCTCGCACGCAGATGTTCACGGGCGCCAGTTCGGCGCGTACGCGACCGAGGATTAGAGTAGGCTAGAACAGTTGTCCACGACCAGTAGGCTCGGCTAATGCACCGGGAGTCTGGGTCAAACCCTTCGGGGGATAATGATGATGCGACGCATTCGCAGCATCCGCGGACAATCTTGGATAGTATCGGCCTGGGCGCTACTATCCCATACCTAAGTCGCGCAACCTTGCGACGTGGATCGGTAAGGCGCCCTTACTTCGCACGTATGCGCGAGTCGCCGCAAGTCATACGCAGTTCACGCCGGACGTGTAGAGCGCGCCTAGTCGAGCCACAGAACGTATTCGGCAGTCACTCGGCCGGCGCGCGGATCAACGAAGTGAAGGCGCTGCGATGCTTTGCCCTTTGCCGATACAAACTCGCGTGCATACTCGCTTCCCGATTCGGTGCTGCCCGTCATAAAGACGCGGCCGCCATTGGGAATCTGGAATTGGCTGACGTGATGGTAGTGACCAAGATAGAGATCGTCCCATCCCTCCAAGACGCCCGATGACCAAGCGGTTGCCTTGCGGATGATCCCGAAGGCCGGCGTGTTGCCACCGAAGCTCTTGACCTGATCTCCGTGAACCAAGAGGAACCGATACTCACCGATCTCGCCGATGGCGTACCAGTTGTCCGGCGCTTCCCACCCTAGACGCGGATCGATCAGGCGCTCGCGGACGATGCGCCCAACAACGCGATCCCAGTTGTCTGGTGTCTCACCCTTCTGCCCGATCCGTCCGTGATTACCGCGGACCTCATGCACTACCACGCGATCAAAGTTCTCCAAGAGAGTCAGCAGCACGGACTCGATCAGCGTTGCGGCTGCGAAGACTTGCATCGTGGCCGAGCTGTCAACCTCGAACGGCTGCATCTTGAAGATCGTCACGTTCTCGATCAAGTCGCCGCCAAGCATTACGTGGATCTCTTCGACGGGATGCGCTGCGCGTTGGATCTGCGTCAGCCGTAGCACTTTTGCTACAGCCACCATCACGCGCTCACGACAAACTTCCGTGTCATACGTTTCCGTCTGTTTGCCAAGCTGCCAATCCGTCAGATGCAGCAGCGCTACCTCTCCGCCGGGTCGCTTGTCACGCTTCGGCCCCTTGACCGCCTTGCCACGGCCGGCGATGCTTGCAGACTCTAGGGCGGCACGTTCGACCGCTTCGACCAGATCCGCAGACTTCCCCTTCGCGCGTGCGAGTTGACGCTGCAAATGCGCGCATGTTTGCGCTAGTTCGTCGCAGCGAACCTCGAGCGCGACTTCTGCGCCTAAGCTCGACATTGACACGATCCGTGACGATGATTGGCGACCTGCTTGCCGTTCGGCGCAACGGGATAGCCACGGTTGACGAGCACGCGCGTGATCGCGGTGTGAGTCATCGCCGCATTGTCGAGCGCCTGCTGTAGTTCGCGTGCGTCCTCGATAGGTAGATCGTCGAGAATGTCCGCCACCACGCATGGCCGATGTCTCGACTTCGTTGCCGCGCCAATCTCGTCTAGTAAGCCCATACCGCAACCCTCCCGGTCGTGTCGTGCTTAGTGTACGCGTACCGCCGCGCGGATGACGGTCAGGCTACGCGTGCGGATCGCTACGCAGCCACCATTCGACTGACTACCAGAGTCGTCGTAGGACGTATTGCCTTCGACGGTGACGACCGAGTTCTTGCCGGGTCGCCACGTCTTACCGCCAGCCTTGACGACTTGACCCGGCTTGCCGAGCGCGATGCCGATGTGATCGACCTCCGAGCCGTTCGATCCGCCGAAGTCGAAGAGCAAGGCAGTCCCCTTGACGATCGTCGTCTTGGATTGGGAAGCGAGTCCGAAGGCGCCACGCTCGGCGACCGCGCGGATCTCTGGCGTGTAGAGCGCGTTGTATTTGCCCTCACGTAGACCGTACTTGCCGGCTGTTGATCCTTCAGCAAGGAAGGATGTGAAGACGGCCAGCGCGCACCATGCGTAACCCATCTGGTAATAGTACGCGGCAAGCTTCATGTCCTTGCAGAGCAGAGACAACTGCGGCACGACATTCGACCCGGCCGGCTTCTCACTCCAGCGCGCCACGTACCAGCTAACCATTCGGTCAGCGGCACGCTCGCCCAGAGTGAGCGAAGGCAGCGGCTTGCGCTTGCGTGCAGCTGCTCGAGCGCGCATCGCCACCGTCGGCTTCGTCTTGCCGCTCATGTACGCCTGTAAGGTGGCGTCGTAGGTTCCTGCGGTGTCTGCGTAGCCCAGCAGGTACTTAGCCCTCTTCGCTGCGTTCGCCGTAACAGGCCCGTAAATGCCGTCTACGGCGGTCTTTGCCAGCACGCCATACTTGACGAGGTGCTGCTGCGCGAGCGCGACGCCGGTGCCCTCGGTCAGCGGCGAGGTAAGGCGGAGGATCTTCACGACCGCGCTGGGTCGCGTACGACGTAGCCAGCAGCGGCAACGAGGATCGTGATGATGGCGCCTTGGACGACCGTGGGAATCTCGACGCCAGCAAGACTAGCGCCCCAGACGATGATCGTGACGAGCGCGGCAGCAAGAGCGGCGGCGGTGACTTTCGGACTGATCTGCATTGTGTCTCCCTACAGTAGATTCGTTAGTACGGCACTAATGATACCGGTAAGCGCGGCGATGCCGGCAATATACGCCAGCGTCACGCTCCGCGTCATCGTGCGCTGATCCTCACGCGCATCGACCTCGGCGCTGTGTAGCTCTAACGCGCGCAGCCTGCCGTTCAAGTCTGCTCGGTACTGGACGACCTCGATGCGTAGTGCTTCCATCGCCCGATACAATCGCTCAACTTCGGCATCAGACATGACCGTAGTGTAATGGACTTCGTGGCAAGGTTCACGTGCTGGCAGCTGGCGATGTAGCGACGGCAGCCGCTTGGAATGTGTTGACGAATGATGTGATCGATCATGAGAGTCGGATCAAAGTCCCCGGAATGGTTCTACTAACACCAACAAGCGTGACGGGTGGAACATTCTCCGGCGGCAAAATTACACTTGCGGCGAGTAGCTCCGCAATCATCAATGGCGTTTTTACATCCGCCTACGACAACTACCGAATCGTATACTCAAACGTCACCTCGACCACCGCCGCCCTTTGGTACCTGCGACTAGCCTTATCTGGAACCCCAACAAGCGCATCAAGTTACTCTTATGGAATCAATCAAATATCTGGCGCCGGGCTTTTTGGAAATCTTGATTTCTCGGCAGCATCGGACGCTATTGCGATCGGACAAAAAAGTAATACGCAAAATGGTGGCACAAACGTAGAGATTCATAATCCGGCAATTGCGGTAGCAACAAACTTCAGCATCGCCGGAAATTACGGAGGCATTGCAACTCTGGGCGGGGGATACCATTCGGTGGCAACCGCCTTCGACGGATTTCAAGTTTTGCCGAACGGATCAATCAGTTGCACAATCCGCGTCTACGGGTACCAACCAACCTAACCTAGCGTCCCCCGCCGGGTTGCTTGCGACTCGACACGAATCCCCAACTCCTCGGGCGTGACGGGTTGGTTAGGTTAGGCGATGCCTTGCACGATCAGATTTCTCCTCTGATACTCCATAGTTCCGCCGTCAGTTCTGTAATTTAGCGTGAACGTGTTAGTTCCCGGCGTGAGTCCATCTTGAATAAGGGATCTATTTATACCTACTAGGCGACCGATCTGCTCAACAACATCTCTATCGGCCTGTTCGTCGGAAGCCGCTAGGGTTGTTGCGCCACTTACTGCAAACGTCATCAGCGCAGATGAGGCTTGGCTACCAATACCCGTGCCGTGGAATTGGACAAGCGCCGTCGTGCCCGTAACCAGAGTCACGCTGACAGCCGTTCCATCGCTGGTAAGAGTGTTTACATAACTCGTCGACGTTGTAGTGGCGCTTACGTTCGCGCGTGCTCCTACGGGTGTTACGCAAACCCAAACTGATCCGTTATAGATAGTGCGTACTCCGGTGGGGATTTGCGTAGAGGTTGAACCAGTCCCGGCCGGAACGGTCGCGGCAGTCAAATATGCGTGCATCCCCTCGGTTGGCGATGTGATCGCTGCGTCCCGAGCTGCTTCGTTGGTGAAGATTCTAAACCTAGAGTCAACGTCAATCACATCATTCGTCAACACATTCCAAGCGGCTGCCGTCGCTACATCGCCAGCTGCCACAGTTCCCGGAGTTACATACGCCATGAGTCTATTCTACCTGCCTCTAGAGTCCGAATGTCGACGTGCCAATAATACTAAACGGGTACTGCGCCGCGACTGCCGTGCCACTCGTCACCGTACCACCCGCCCAGACCATCGCAGCCGTGTCCGTTGACGCGAGCGAGAACGTGACCTTGTGCGACATTGGGCGGATGTCGTTGCGGATGCCGATGATCTGCACGTTCTTCGAGATACGCGCGCCGATCCGATTCGGCTGGTACTCCAGGAGGATGATGTCGGCGATCTCCAGCGCCAGCACTTTCGTCTGGTCAGCGGTGCCGAGTCCGGCGAGCTCGACGCCCATCGTGTCGAATCGCAGGTCTGGCTCGTCATACTTCGCGACGAGGAACGTGGCGAGCGCGGCAGCGTTCGCGTCGGTGTCGATCAGCAGCCCGTTGTAGTCGAGCGACGTGATGCCGTACTCACTCTGCGACGCGGAACCGGCAGCCGTCTGAATCGAGCCACCTAGTCGCGCGATGTTGACGCGGTTATAGAGGAGCTCGGTGCCGTACGAGACCGTGATGTCGGTGTAGGGGATCGTGGTGCCGCCGGCGTCCGAGAACGTCACGGTGCCGATCGTAGCTCCAGAATTGCGATTCTTGAAGGTGACGGCATTCGACTTAGACATGAAGAGCTGTCCCGGCTCGCTCGCCTCGATCAGCTGCAAGTAACCCAGCGCATCCGTGCCAGCATCCACGACGTCGGCGAGTAGCGTCTGCGCGCCCGTGTCAATGTTGCGAAGCGCGGCAGGCCAGTCGATCTCGCTGCGGTTCAGGATCGCGTTGATACGCGCGCCAGACGTCTGACTGGTCGCCGTGTGCGCTGCGATCTGCTGACCGCCAAACGTGATGAATCCGTCAGCAGCGACCGCGCCAGCCGTCGACTCGCCCGAGATGTTGTAATCGAGTCCCCAGTCCTCGATGATGCCGGTGAATTGGACGGCAGTCGACGCGGCGATGATCGTCGAGATCTTCAGGTTGCGCCGCGGCTTGATATCCGGGTAGTAGGGCGATGCTTCGTAGAACGGATCGAACGCGCGATCCTGATTGTTGAAGGTGATGTTGGCGACGCCGGTCTGGTAACGATCCAACTCGCGCGACCTTCCGCGCGTGATCGACACCGAGCGCACGCGATCCGTCACGTCGTAGTCCAACGTGCCGCCGAAACGGTATTCGGTGTTGTCGAAGATGCTCTGCGGATTCGCAGCTATAGCCGCTGGCGTATTCGTCGCCGTCCCGTCAGCCCAGAGAAAGAATGGACCACCCTGGCTCGACGTGTCAAACCCGATCTGGACTAGCAGGCTCGGCGTAGCCAACCTAGTTCTTCCTTAGGCTGCGGGTCTGCGTGCCACCGTTCGTCGAGACACCAGCCGACGTGGCTTGGATCTGCGGACCAGCGAAGACCTGCCCGTTGCGCTTCTCAAACTTCTTGATCGACTCGACGATCGTGCGACCTAGCTCGTCAGGGTTCGTGCCTAGCCCCGCCTGAATGTTCAGCACGTAAGTCGTGTTACCTCCGCCACCACCGAGCGCATCCCGCATGATCCCCATAGCCTCACTTGACCCCAACGGAATCACCGCCTCGCGACCAGCCTCGCCAGCCGTAAAGACCTGACGCTTCAAGATGCCGCCGGCAGCCATACGGATCGGCTCGGGATTCTTCTTGTCATACGCATCCATGATCTCGTCAATGCGCTTGTGCTCGGCCTCGGTGATCTTCGTCCCACCATCCGACTCCTTCGTGCGACGCGCATCACGCGCAGTCTTCAACCGAGCAGCACGCGCAGACTTCCACTCAGCATGAGCAGCACGCGCAGCATCACCCGCCGGCGTACCCATTCCGCCAGTAATCGGGAGCTTATCTTTGCCGCTCTTATTGATAACGCTCTGAATGTCATTAGCCGCCGCAACAATCGACTCTAACTCCCGCCCAAACGCGCCAGCAAACGCCGCACCAAGTTCGCCGCCCCGATCAGCGCCAATGATGCCATTGAGATCTGACTCAAACTTCTTGGCGCTGATCGTGCCTTGATTGAACGATTCGATTAGAGCATCGATCGACCGCTGATTCGCAGACTGCGCGATCGCCACACGATCCTCAGCGGCAGTAGCGTCAATCTCCAACTCGAAGTCAGCAAGATCCTGCTTTGCCTGCGCGAGCTCCTCATCGGTAGCAGCCGAATCCCTGACTAGCGTCAGACGCGCTCGCTCGCGAGTCTCCTGCTGATCCTTCTGCTGCTTACGCAAGCGGGCAGCTTCTTTTGCATCCGCCGACGACGTACCCGTGATCGTGGAGAGCATCCCGCCCAACGTCGAGCCAAGACCAGTAAGTCCCTGACGCGCAGCGTTCACGGCGTCGCGCACGGTATCGGTTACCGCGCGGATAGTACCCTTTCTTCCAGCCCTGACTGCCTCGGCAAGCTTATCGGCGGCAGCACTACCAACGGCACCAAATTGTGGAGTCAAGACAACCCCAAGAGTCTTTATAAATACGCTCACGGGATTGTCGGTCAATGACCGATTGAACTCTTCGCGCATTCCGTCAAAAATAGCCAGCACGAAACGCTTGCCAAGATCGAATGCGGGCTTATTGATTAGCAAAGCAACAAGCAAGTCATTGATAAACGCATCGCCCGACTCGGTAGCCTGCTCTTTACCGCCACCAAAGATCCCCTTCACGATCTTCTTACCGAGCGACTTGCCGAGGGTGTCTGCCTTCTTGTCAAGAGTCTTTTTGATTCCCTCAAAAAAGGTGTTCAGCTGATCTTCGCCGGAATCCGTGATCGTCACCTTCAGGCGGTTGCCAGGGTTGTCCTCGAACGTGACCTTAGTCTTTTGCCACCAGTCCGAAATAGTTTGGATCCCGCTCCAAGCAAAATCACGAAACTTACCAATGACGAAATCAATCTTCGCGGTAAGTGTCGGTGCGTTAGCGAATCCGCGAACGAAGTTCAGCAAGGAAGTAGCCGCCCGTGAAAGCGTCGGGATAAACACAGCCACCAGATCCGCCGCCGTATTGCGGAAAGTCTCCTTGAGAATATTGAGCTGACCCGGCAACGTCTGACCGGCAGCCTTAGCACTCCCACCAAACTGCACCTCCAGCTCTTTCAGGATCATCTTCTGCGCGCCCATGACGTTGCCAGAATCTACGAGCGCCTTGATCGTGTCCTTCTGCGACGCCGTGAATTGAACGCCAGCACGCGACAACGCCCCGACACCCTTTACGGGATCGTTCAGCGCCTTACCAACGAGGATCGCCGAAGAGCTCAGATCCTTACCCATCGCGACCGACAGGTTGGTCATCGCCAGCGTAGCCTGGTCGAAGATGTTGTTGCCCTTGCCGGTCTCGTTGCGGATCTTCGTGAACGTCAACAATAAGTTTTGGCCGGATTGGATCGCTTCGTCATCGACGCCACTCAACTTCATCAGGCTTTCCGACATCGTGGTGATCTGCTTACTCGTCACGTTCGCAGCGCCACCCGTCGACTTCAGCACCGCCCCCGTCTGCGCCAACACCTTCTGCGCGCCCATGAACTCGTCGACGCCAATCTTCAGCGTGGCAACAAGTCCTCCGAGCGCAGCTGCCCCGCCGACAATGGCAGCCATCTTGCCAAACTTGCGGAGACCGCTAGTGCCTTGCGAGAGTCCGCGCGATAGACCAGATGTATCAACGCCAATCGGAATTACAATAGCCATGAGTCTATTCTACCTGCCTATCGTTACCGGTAATGAGGGGAGCCGCTCGGCCGGCCGCGCGTGTAGCCACGTAGCCGCAACTCTTCATTGATAATGTCCTCCATACTAGTCACGCTCCTTTTGATCGACGCTAAGACGGTTGGCTTGTGCTTCTCCACGGTCGGCCACATAAGGCGCGACGGTCCGCCCCACTTTGCAGATAGGTTGCGCGTAAAGGTGTTGCTAGTTTGCTTGCCAGCCATATCGAAGACCTCGCCTGCACCGTTTGTCTGACGAATGCTGACAAGAATCTGCTTCCCTTTCATCTGGCGTGCGCTCTGTCTCTTGACACTCGATCGAACACCACTCTTGGCCTTGCCCAATTCCCAGTAAGGTGTCCCCGCTGCACCACTACGACCAGCAGAGACAGTTCCCCGCCGCGCGCTTGACTGCTTCGGAGGAACCCAGTTAGATAGCGGAGCCTTCGGCAGCCCAGCCTTGATAGCGGACACGATCGGCTGCACGTCTTTCTTGACTGTCTTGACGGCCTCTCGACGCAGCACCGGATCCATCTTGCCTAGCGTCTTCAGCGCATCATCCAAGCCACGTATCTGCTGCGTAGCCATACGGTCAGTCTACCGGTTCGCGTGAACGCTTCGCCAGCGAATATAGCCCAGCATCGTCCAGAGCATCCGCTCCGACTCCAGCATCAGAACACTAGGCGCGATGCCTGTCTCTACTGCGAGACTGGCGACGAGCCAATGGCTGGAGGATTCTCCGAGAGCTCTAAAGGGACTTCCTCGGCCCCTTCAATCTCATCCAGCGTAGCGACCCAATCCATGAAGTCCAGAGTCGTCGCGCCCGTGCGCTTCTGCGAATGCCACGCCAGCCACACGAAGTCGCGAGCAAAAATCGAGTCGCCACCCATCGTCGAGGATGGTCGCTCGAAGCGATCCTCCCACGCCACGATGTCGACCAGCGCGGCACGGACAACAATGCTGTCCTTGCCTGTCTCTTTGATCTTGAATTGTAGTTCCATGTCCAGCCCTCCCTGGGCGTAGAGGTTACGCGATCAGACTAAGCGACAGCCTTCGTTACGGTACCCGACACCGGCCACGACACGTCAACCGTGTTCAGCTCGCCGACAGCACCGTTGACGGGACTCCAGCCAGTCACCAGAACCGTAGCCGTGTAGCTCGGGTTCGTGGTCGAGACTGCCGTGCCATTCGGCTTGACGACGACCGAGGTCGTGCTGCCGATCAGCGGATAGACAAGACCCTCAATTGCGCTGTAGTCGTTGTGCATCGAAAGGGAGATCGTCGTATCGATCAGACCACCGACGCGCGTCACACCGTTGCCCGGACCGAAGGCCGTGGTCTCGACCTCCGAGACCGTAGATTCGATGGACAGGCTTGCAACATTCGCGGAAATGTCTGTGCCAGCGAGAACGATGTTCGCGTTAGTGAGAACGAGCTTAGCCATATGGTTTTACTCCTCCTCGGAGCCGGACACGTCGGGTTGTGCCTTCATTGTAGACGACGATTCTGCGCCTTTGACAATCACGCGCCCGGACTCGATCATCACGTCCAAGCGATCCACGTCGGACGCCTTGACCTCTTGCCCCTCGGTCTTGCCGGCAACAATAAAACCGGGTGCCACGATAAACTTTGCCATCGTCAAACTCCTTAGGTGTAAACCAATACGCGGAAATCTACAGACAGGTAGATCGTGTCGTTGCCATCGATCGTGCCGATTGTGCCGGCCGACTCGACGATGCACGTCTGAACGACTCCGCCGAGCGTGGTATCCGCTTCGATCGCGGCACGAATGCCACCCGAGCCGTAGCCGAGGTAGGTATCCAGCAGATCCTCAGCAGCACGCTCAGACGCGCGACCAACTACGACTGTCAGCGTGTACGTCTGAAGGATCGACCCGGCGCCCATAGCGCCGTGATAGTCAATCGACTGGAGCGAGGGGAAAGCGAAGGGTGCGTTGAGATTGTCGGGCTGCCGATCATACGTGCGTAGTCCCGTGATCGTTGCGGCAGCTGTGGCGAGTGCCGTCTTGACTTGCCCGACGGTAGCCGTCATCGGAACAGACGCATCTTCT